CCAGTACAGTTAAATCAAAACTTGTTACACCCAACTCTCTTAAACACTCTTCAAACAAATCATCAGCTTTTTTATACTCCTCCTTGTCACATAAATAATCGTGAATGATTACAGCTGGTAAAAAGTCACTTTTATTTGGTGGGTAAATAGCCCAGAATAATCTTGGAATATTTGCACCATTTGTTTTATACCCCTTGGGTACTAATACAGTTTTATATTGAAAATCCTCAAGTAATTTATACTTATCACCTTTTAGTGGTTGTACAATTACTTGAGAGTAAATCATGCTAAAAGCTCATCTTCTTTTTTTTGTCTTTCACCAACCAATGTGCCAACTGCCACTGAAGATAAATCAGCTTTTTCAATAATTTTAGATACTAAATAAGCCTTATCAATTCCTCTAGCTAAAGCTAAATTATCAATCAGTGGTGTAGCAGCTGTTGAAGCAGCTACAAAAGCTCTAGCTTCAGCTTCTTGCTTATCCCATGATAATCTTTCGTTATCCGGAACACCATCACTTAAAGCATTAACACTACTTTCAAATACATCGTTAATTTGCACTAATGCTCTTTTTGTTTGTGCAGTATCTTTTGTAATAGCAATAAAATCAGCTCTAACAAGTTCAGTACACTTAATTTCAGCTGGTTGCTGAGCTATCAAGCTATCAATATCAGCTTCAATATCAGCTTCAATACTTACTACTGGTACATCATAGTGCTTCACTTTGATAATATCATCACCACCTCTAAATTCTAAAACTGTATGTTCAGTTTCTACTTTTTCATAACTTACATATTTAAACACGATACACTCCTTTTTGGTAATAAATTTACGATTTTTGACTCAATACATATCTTCCGAAAATACACAATGCTACCTGTGCCTTTTGCATGACCAATAAGAGAAATTATTGACTCTATTTTTGACTTCTTTGCAAACTTTTTAAACTTATACATGCTATGTTTTCTTACAAATTTAATCTTTTTCCAAGTCCGATAACCAACAAAGTTAATTCCTTTTTTAATCTTTTGAATATGCCAGTGCGATAATTCAAGATTAAGATTATCTTGTACAAACTTTTCACAACGAGCTTGAAACTCTTTTGCTTTTTCTAAAGTAAGTCCTATCAAAACAAAATCATCTACATACCTTACATAGCTTTTAACTTTCAATTCTCTTTTAATAAAATGGTCTAATGGATTAAGATAAATAAGTGCATAAATCTGAGATAGTAGGTTTCCTATAGGAATACCTTTATCACCATTCATCTCAGCAAATTCACACATAATGTTTACAAACCTTTTATCTTTAATCTTTTTTTCAAAAAAACCTCTTAATATATTTCTATCAATAGAGTAAAAGAATTTACGAATATCCAACTTAACAAAATACAGCTCACCATTGTATTTTCTCATCTCTCTTTGTGTATATTCACTAGCCTTATGAGTACCACCACCTTTTCTACAAGCATATGATGTATGAACAAAACTCTTATCAAAAGTGTCATATATGGCTCTGTAAATACAGTGCTGCACAACTAGGTCTCTAAATGCTGGTGCATTTATTAATCTCTTTTTTGGTTCATATACATAAAATTGAGAATATGGTCTTGGCTTATAAGTGCCACCATTTATTTCTTCACAAAGTGTTTTTAGTTCAGCACCAAGGTTAATATCAAACTTTAGTGTAGACCTCTTTTTTCGCTTACCTTTTCTTGCGTCTAAATAGGCTAAATACAGATTTTCCATAGTAAAAGCTTTTTCAAAAAGATGTCCAATTCTTTTAGATTTTTGTGAGACAGTCTGTTTTTCGACATTGCTACTAAAAAGACTCTCTTCTATTTTGATTTCGGTTATCCCAGGACAATATACCCCTCTATTTCCAGTATCAACCATTGTTGTTTCAGGTTTGGAAATACAGTCACGACCACCCACATTGTTGTTCGAGTTAGTACGGTTATTGTTCAAATTCATAGCAAAAACACCGGCATTAGAAGAGTTACTCCAATTACCACCGACGATACAAGCTTTCATATTGCTACATTGCCCTAAATCTTTCATCTTTAAAACTTACCCATTTCTTTTAATTTATTTATCCAAGCACCTATCAATTTACCTATCTCATCAATAAGAGAAGAGATTGATAAAAATCTTTGTGCCGGATTAACATTAACATCTGTTTTACCATTTCTAAAAGCAAAATAATTAAGCTCATTAGCTAGATATATTTGCATTCTTAGCTTTTGATGTGTAACATCAAGCTCAGTTAGTGAAGTCTTTTTGTAATACCGTTTTTGACATTCTGTGATTAAATCATAAACATCATATGCAGTATTTCTAATGTTGTTTGCTAGTGCATATTTTTCAAATCTTGGAAAATGGTTTAAATAAATATTTAATAACTTCATCATTTCCATATACTTCCTATTTAAAATTGCTTCACTATGAACTGCCATTACTTCATCCGCTCGCTATCGCTTACTACTACACAAAACAAGAGGCACGACCACCCACAGCGGCGGCCGAGCTAGTACGGGTATTGCTCAAAGTCCCAGCAAAAACACCGGCATCAGAAGAGTTACCCCAATAACCACCGACGAAACAAGCCATTTCATTTCTAAAATACTTATATAAGTAATCATTACCAAACTGAGTAGTACCAGCAGCACTAACACCATCAGCTATAGGAATACCTATTGCAGTTCTTTTATAAAGGTCTGAATTTGTATCTGTACTCATTGCAAACACTTGATTTACACCATTACCAAAATACACCGATGTACCAGTTTCGTTAACTGGGATTAAATCAGTTAAATCAATAGTGTCATAATTAGCTGAAGTGTAAGCCTCAGTATCAGTTGCTAAATCAGCAATAGAAACCGTTTCTTTGAGTACTCTAAAATCAGTTGGTGCCGGTGAAGCAGCTACAGTTTCTAAAAGAATAAATCCACTAGCTACTTCCCACATGTTTCCATTTAAATCAGCAACACCACATGATTGACCATTGTGTGTAGTTTTTGCAAATGGATTACCGCTACCAGTTAAGGCACAATCTGAATAGCCACTAGCAGTAAAAACTACACTCGTATCATTTACATCATGTAAGGCACTTACTAAATTACCTTTTGGCATTTTTGGGTTAACATCTATAAAGGCACAGTTTGCTGAACTTGTAGCTGCTTGACCTTGTGCATATGCTAATAGTGCTAAAGCTTTGTAAATAAATACTGAAGTAAGTCCAAAAATACTACCTCTTGTTTTTACAGCTGTATAAAGTCCACCATAGTTATTAGCTGGTATATTGTTTAAAGCACTAATAGGGTTGTGTGCTGAGTTTGTAGAACATGGGTCAATCCCTTGTTTAGATATAAACTTACCACCGACATTACCACACCCATATTTATCTACAAAAAAGCCTTTTTTAATTCCATTGTCAACAAAAGCACGGTGTATTACATATCCAGTTTCTTGAATATCTGAAATAAATACTACATTACCATCAATCTTAAAATAAAACTTAGGTACCCAAACCATAGTAGAACCATTATTGTCTAAAACATTTCCATAGTTTGGACTTGTAATATCATCGTGACCATATAGTTTTACAAACCCAGCTGGTAAATCTTCATCAGCAATAGCTGCTACACCAAAGCCTTGTTCACCAACCTTACCGATACTAAACATATCACTAGCCATATAAGTATCAAATGATTGACTAGCTAACTTTTCGAGACCGGATGAAGCATAAGCTAACTTTTCTAAGTCGCTTGTACTCTCAGCTGTTTCTTGTATTTTTCGCACTAATGTTTGTTGTGCTGTTTTTATATCTGCCATGTTATTTCTCCTTTACCATGGTTTAATGCCAATAAAATCCCATTTTTCAAACTTACTTTTATACTCAGTAATATCTGTTTCAATAAAAATAAAATCTGTTAAACTTTCAATATTCGCATAAGCTATTTGAATTTTAATAATTTGTCTTGCACTTGGTGGCATTGCATAAGGTGGCTGAGCAATTACAAACAGTAATTCATCATCTAAATAAATTACTGCAGTTCTTGCATAATCTACAGCCTCATTTGGTGCAACATCACATACAAACTCAACTATGTCATTACTAATTTTGTTTACCGCTTTTATACTCCCTTGTATCCAGCAGTTAACATCACTTGCTTTATATGCAGTAATGTCACCGCTAAGAATTTGATTTGAAAAGCCAAATCTAAGTGGCTTTATTTGTGTTCCATCTTGCAATGAAGTAGCTAGTGCAGCTAAGCCATCATTTGTTACAGTTACTTCACCAATCATTTTAAACTCCCATCATTATTTCGCATACACAACCGGTTGCGATTAATTTATTATTTGACATTAGATAACTCACAGAAACCTCATCTAAAACACTTCTTACATTCTTAAAGATTTCTATATATCTAATAAGGTCTTCTACTTTTTTTGTTGTAATTTCTTTGTCTAGCATTGAAATATCAACTTTAAAGTGATACGGTTCACCGTTATAATCAAACCACTCATAAGTAGTAGCGATAAGGTTTAAGGCTTCAAACACTTTTTCAATAGCCCAAACAGTCCCTTTATATCTATGAAGAACTAAGCTCTGTTTTATCAAAGCTCTTTTATCACTCTCACTTAAATCTTCATCCCAAAAATCGACCTTAAAAGCATAAGCTAAAAAAGGTAGATACTTTAATTCACACAGCTCAGGGTTTGCTAAATTCTTAAATGCTTTTATCTCACTTGATAAAGCACTATGCACATCAGCAGCTACTAAATCAGAACTATGTAGCTCTTTAGCCTCAAATGATGGTATAAGTGATTGTTGGAACACTATTCACTCCTATCTCACTATCAGCTATCAGTACATTA